ACATTTTCAGGATCTACGACTGGGACAATATCATAACCTTTTAAATCAAAATCTTCCTTAACATTTGGCGATTCATTTAACTTAATATCTAAAATTTCAGAATATTTTTTTTGAGATAAATAAGTTGAATTTATTTCGTAAAATATCTTAACTTCACTTTTTAGTGAGTTATAGATTCTTTTAAAAACGCTTTTAAATTGTTTTTGCCCCTGTTCTGCCATTCCCATATAAGTAGTAGCGGCAATATTTCCAGCATTTTCACCTGTCAATACATCTCTTAAAGAAGCTAATTCTTTACCTGCATTTACTAAAAATTGCATCAAAACAAATAAAGTTTGTGATGGTTCAGCATGTGGCAAAGGAACAATAGAATCACGAATACTTCCGCCATAAGAATCAACCATTTTCCATTCTGATAGCTTAAAGGGTTTCATGCCACCAGAAATATTTAATGTTTTAGCAATAAACCCGCCACCCGTATTTTGTAAAGTCCCAGCATCATTAAGTTGATTAATATTTGAATTAATCGCAGAATTTATGTTATATAACAAATGTCCCAATCCAATCGAGTAAAAAGACCCATCGGGTGACGGAATAAAATTATATGCGGTAAAAAATTTTATAGGTTTAATTTTAATTATTTCTTGTTTTTTATTATACCTAACATCTTTTTCATTAAATCTTTTTACTAACTTTATTAATTTGTTAGTAGCTTTATGAACTACTGCAATATATGGTTCTGGGTATCCATCATTGTCTAAGTCAAAATAATTGTGTTGCTCTAAAAAAATAACCAAACCCGCTGAGGCTTCATCACTTGTTTGTTTTTCGTCGTTAGCATCTAAAGAATTATCAAAAGATGCGCTATCTTGTGCTTTTGCATCAAACTCAAAATCAATGTAATCACCACTACGAATTGACGAAACAACATCTTGTGGATATTTTTCAATGATATGTGTAGTTGGTGCATCAAAAGATGTGGCAAAATCATTAATAATTAACTTGTCGGGATAAATTAAATCTGATTTTATACATTCGTCATTATTATCATAATAATTCTTTTTAAACATTATGCCAAGCGTTGCCAAAGCCATAAACAATGCGTCCATGTCTTTTTCGTAATTTTCTATCTCTTCGTTTAGTTGATAGTTCATTACTGTTGCGACTCTCTGACCGCGTTTAAGCTTAGCACCTACATTTTGAATTGCTGGCAAACCTGTTTCATCTAGTATAGCAATTGATCCATCTTCGTTTCTCATCTCATTACCTTCTAGGTCTTTCATCACCTCGCCATCATCATTGCCAATAACTTTAGCTTTTACGATATTACCATCTTTAAAAATTTCGGTATAACATTTTGCGGAAAAATCAACACAAGCCGTAGAAATTAACGGGAACATTATATTAGATGAACCTTCAAAGGGAAATGAACGCTTATCGCCAATAGCTAAAGTGCATTTGACCAAATCTTGTAATACTTTTTGTTTTTCGCTACGAGATTGTAAATCAGTGTTATATCTAGTTATTACTTCACTTGCAATAAGTGTTTTAGTTTCTTCGGATAATATACTGGCTAGATTGTCAGTTGACAAAATAGTTTGAAAATCAAGTTTTGAATTGTAAGAATCTTTTTGAATTAGCAATTTTTAAATTTGTTTAATGTTTATAATTATCTAATAATTAAATATAATTAAATATATCAAAATATTTGTCAAGCACTTTTTAATAGCCCGTTATTGAATCGCTAATTTTACAAAAAATTTAAACAAACCCCAAGAAATATCTATTATCAGATAATGCCCCATCAACAAAGATAATATCATGACGCAGATACCAATCTTTTCTAAAACAAATAAATTTTCATCGAAGAAAGAAGCTAGATAATAACTGAGTCCAGCCATAAGCAGCGTTAACATAATTAAAGTTAAGTATTGTTGTTGCGTAAATATTTGCCAAATAAACATTTAATACCCCGTGATTGTGTTTCTATTACTTGCATTCATGAACTCTTCCAAAACATACTCGTCTTGATAATCATAATTGTCTTGTTTAAAAGTTTCAAGCCGATGACATGAAGCCGCAAATGTTTGGAAAGCATCTGCTCCGTTTGAGTTAATATCGTGAAGGGGCTGATCCATAAAGCAACCAAGTTTGTCATTAAACTTCTTGCGATATTCTCTTAGCCTTCCAATGCCAATCTCGCATTTCTTAGCGTCAAACCAGCAACGACTCAATAACGCTCTTGCCTCGTTGATTGAATCCATTTTATTTTGTGCCCTTGTTATTTTCTCAAATCGAAAACCAAATTGTTGGGCAATCTCTAAGCCATCCTTGCCATCGTAATAACTACGCTTTGAGATGTCGTGCGGTGCGAAATGGTAGCCATAATTATAGTCTTTATCTTTTAGAATCTTAAAATAATGGGGCAATGGCTCTTCGCTCATCTCGTAGTAATCAACTAAAGTAAAATCAAAACCTTTTTTTTGGAAAAACCAGATGCAAGTCGTGTCATTAATGCCCAAATCCCAAGCGGTATGCACAGGTAAATATTTATCAACACTTACTCTTCCAATCCTTCCATCCTGTTCTGCTTTGATTAGCTCTTTTGACCAGTAAGCACCAACAATTGCCTTTTGAAACGCCTCTTTTGAATTGCTTGGGAATTCTTGCTTCATCAAATCGCCTTGAGTCTCTTCCTTCTTACAATACCAAGTTTGTTGCTGTCTTGTTAGCTTTATGCCTTCGTTCTCGAGTTCTAAAAAATAATCATTTTGCTTATTGTTAAAATGATAATCAGCATCCATCTTATACTTCTTATCCTTCCACCATCCGAAGAAGTGGAACTTCCAATCAAGTGCCGTTAACTCATCTTTCATCCTCATCTTTCTTTCAGCCACATCACATAAAGTAAAGAAATGCCCGCTTGCTCCTTGTGCCGTCGATTCAATTACTATTTGTTGCCCTTGATGAACTGTATTTAATGAACCAGACATGATCTCTTCGGCTTTCTCAGGCGACTTCCTGCAAATCTTGCCAAACTCCGTAATGTGTAAGCGTTGAACTGTTCCCGACCGTGCCGAGGTGGTAACAGAATAAGAAGAACCATTGCTAAACCGCATAATCTCAGTTGAATCAGTGAGTAGCTTGCGATGTTCTTTAATCTCGGCAGGCAATCTGTCGTAAGCATAGCGGACTTTATCTCTAAGTAGTTTCTTCGCGTCTTCTAAATCGTCCCCAATTAAAACGGCTGTAATGTTTGAGTTAAACAAACAATCATCGAGAAAATTAATACAATAGTATGTTGTGATGCCTAACTGTCTTGCTTTCAACACAATATTAAGCGGGTGCTTTTCGTCTATTAGTTCGCTTTGTGCTTCGTTGCAAATAAACTTAAATTCTTTACCGTTCTCATCTTTACAGTAATACAAGTTTGACATTCGCCAAGCTTTATCAGCGATGCTCCTTTTAAATTGATTTAATGCTTCTATGCTATGCTTCATTAAGTTATTTATTATTATCAATTTCACTCAACACTTCACCGAGCCATGAACTGGTTGCGCTAGTGTCTTTTACTTCTGCGTGAATCTTTGTATAATCTCCAAATTTTTTTGGTTTTAGTTTTGAAGCAATCCATTTTCTAGCATCAATTTTTAATCGTGCTTGATTTACTGCCCCCGCGTCTATCTTGCCGAACGCGTCCAATGGGATTTTGGCATCGCATATTTCGGTGATTTCATCCGCGTATAGTTCTGCTTGCTCTTCCCGTGCGCGTGCATACTGCTTGCTTAGCTCTTCGTTGTTATTCAACCACTTCCATACACTAGTTAAATTTGGCATCTTATCATCTTTACATATTTTTCTCAATGATTCACCATTTGCGCTTTTTTCGCATATTTTATCAAATAATTCTTGTGAAAATTTTACGCTGTTTTTTCTCATTTTATTTGTATTTTGTTATTTTTACAATTTTTATCAAATTAATTATGTAAACTTCTTTTGTCAATAGATTTCTTGTAAAAGATTATGTAAACTTAATTTATAGCTAATGTTAACAAATGCTAATTTTACTAAAATTTAAAGAAAAAAAGTAAGCAAAAAAAAGAAACATTATACACAATTAAGAAATAGCTTTTTATTTTATAAAAGAGTTTAAAGCTTGTCTTTAACTCTTTTTTCCTTATTTTATTTTTGTTTTTGTTTTTTTGTATCTTATCACAACATCTCACTTTGTCAACTTATTATATTATATATCTCTTATTAACTTCTAATAATCCACTCTTTTAATCACATTCTAAAACATTTTATTCACAAATTATTTTTAATCTTTTTTTTAA